TTCCGTTTCGTAACGCTACCCTAACAACGCTATTGCTGGTGCGGTACAAAGCCCCTACGGTGCGTGCGTTAGCATTTGCGGGTAGACTAGGCACTAGCAGACCCTCATTCGCGTACCACCCAGGGTCTACGTACCTAGCTAGCGGTACTACTGGCGGCAATACCCATGCTGCCCTAGGTGTACTGGGTACTAGAGACGTGTCTACGAACACCTGTATCGTGCGCTCATTTATATAGGGCACCTCCCACACTGCTACCCACTCAAGCTCGCCGTTAAAGTACTCGGCATACCCCCCCGAAACGCCTGCTGCGGCCCCGACTACCAAAGGGGCACCCGCGCCTTTGGTGTCTATATCGTATGACGCATAGTAGTTTGACGTATACCACTCAGGACCAGATGTACTTCCGCAGAAAGCAAAACCCGTAGGTGGCGTCCGCTGTACAGCGCTTGCCGTAGTACGTGTGTCTGTAGTAGACACCCCTACACTACCTACCATCGCGTAGAGGTCCGCAGACATGCGAAGCCCGGCGCTATGGGAGTGTTCATACCACCCCTTTTCATACCCATACGCCCACCCATAGTATGTAGGTGTATGGGTGTTTTTGCTCACTATGGTACCGATGGCGGCGAACGGTACAGTATCGGGTATGCGGTATCTGGCTGCAACGAGCAATCCACTGTCGTCGCTATAGAGAATGCTCTGTAGGGTGTCGAAGCGGAACATAGACGTACCCGTCATGAGCAGTCGTGCGGGTTGGTCAGGGAACCGCAAGACCGTAGGCGGATTACCGAACAGAGTTCCTACCCCCCCGCTCACTCTATCGCGTAGGTACCCTGTAGCCTCGTCGTAGTCTTCAGCGGCAGCAAAAAACCGCAACACCCCGGCGCGTGCAGGCCCGGCAACAGGGGTCTTCACCTGTAATGTCTGGCGATTAGTGTTGGGGCACAGGAGCATTATAGATACTCGTAGTTGACAAAAACCATATCCATGCGGTTAGTGCGGTTCGTGGCTAGCGAGACGCCACACTTATTCTGTAGAGCGAACGTAAAGTATTTGGGTAGGCTAGAGACGTATGTAAGCACAGAAATCTCCGTCTGTATTACGCTGTTAGAGTTGCAGGGGATCGCTGCTAGTAGCGTGGCGTGGCTTAAAGACCATACATCGTAGCTAGACCCGGTGTATCCGTTACTCAGGAGGTTAGGGGAAATTCCGCCAAGCATATACAGGGCTAGGTACCCGTTACCGTTAGGGTCCGTGCTGGGTGCCACGTCGAGGAACAGCCTAACGTCTATAGCCCTAACTAGTGTGTTATCCACTTTGTTGACGCTGACCTTATGCTGCCCATCAGGTAGGCCCCGCAGAACATCGACGCTATACAGCGCGTCAGTATTGGGCAAACACACTATAGAATCGCTATACACAGGGGAGAAGCTGGGCACAATCACACCTCCAAAAGCATATTATTCGGGAAGGAAAAGCTTAGGTGTTTATTACTAATCGTGGCGTCCATGGTCATCGGGAACATGCACAAATACTCGTCAGGTAGTTGCCCGTTTATGTCATATCTGGTTGGGTAAAACCTAAGCTGGTTATAGTTAATAGTTGACAGCGTTACGTTCTTTAGCAACACAGGCCCCGGTAAGTAGATTTGCACCCTGAAGTCCACGAGAGTGAACGTTACAGGTACGGTAGTGGGGGCGGCAACCGCGGAGTGGCCCACAAGTACTGGGTTAGCCCCCGCAAAAATAGGCTGATACACTTGGGCTATTAGCCGTAAATCCTGAAGATTCGTCCACCCTAGTAAGGCGCGTGCGGCTAGCGTAGGCGGTATGTATATGGTCTCTAACGTAATCATTCTGCACCTACACCAAACAATGCGGTAGCTACCCTCTCGGTCTCGCTAGGTCTGTCACTGGCTGTGTATTGTAGCCAGAAACCTAAATAGCCTTGCGCCGGTAGGCTACCAACGGCTACCCCGGTGTATGCTAGCGAGGCTAAGCTGCTTCCGGCGACGGTTAGCAGACCTGTAGTACTGCCGTCACCTACCTCAGCGGTCGAGTCTACACCTGCATAAGCTGCGTCTTTGACCACTGTAGTGTATATATACGCAGCGTCCCCCCGCCCATACAGTGTAACGCCACGCGCACTCTCCGATACATTGTGCAGGTACATACCCACCAGTACATTGTACCCGTACGCCCGCTGGTACATCGGCGGCGCTACCCGATCTACCGTGTCAGTAACGGCGATACTCGTATTGTAAGAGCGACTATAGCTATAGTCGCTACGTACGGTAGATAGTAGTTTACTAAAATCTACCTGTATCGCCGCCATAAAACCAAAGTCAGTGTTAGCTACTACAATGTACTTTACCCCAGAAAAACCTACAGGAACCTCAATAGTTTTGGATGCGGTGGTGTTACCGCCACTCATGTTATACCCGCGACACTGTAGCGTTACGCTAGTGTATCCCGCCTCGTACTCGACAAGCTGCACGGTAACACCTACGCTGCCTGTACCTAGCAGTAGTGTAGAAGATACCGCACCGGGGACAATAGATACGCATCCGCTAGCCGCGACTAAAGAAACTGCGCCGCACGTAGTTGTGGTGCGAAACCCGGCAACGGGATTACCGTTATAGGTATAGTAGGTCGGTTGCTGAGGAGACACGTACCGCCCAGTACCTACGGTGTAGCTAGGGGCTTGCGGGTCGAACGATTTAGCGCCCAGAGTGCCGTAAGTGTACCCCGCGACTAGAGAAGCCCACGTTATACGGCATAATATATTGAGGTTTGTGCCGGCGAGCAGGACCGTATCCGTCGTACCTAACCCAGAACGATTTACTATGTACAGGCTAGCTGATACTGCGCTCCAGTAAGTACCGTAGTACACGGTACACACTATGTCGAAAGTACCAGAAACCGCGTCTGCGGTACCGATATCAAACTCGACCTCCTGAATTACCGGCAAGACGCCCTGCCCGTAGTTGAAATCAATTTCAATAAGCTCAATACCGGCAGGCACTCCGCTTACTGTAGTCGGGTCTATCTCCAGGGTAGGGCTGCTAGCAGGCTCTACCGTCGAGGCAGGCCCACCCACCGACGTAGCTTGAGTGTAACTGTCTACGCCTGAGTATACGAGTAAAACGTCACCTATAGCCATTTTATAGTAGCGCCGAGATACCGATGGAAGACCTGTTTTCTATTACTTGCAGGGTAGTCCCTGCGGGTACTGACCGCCTTACCCAAAAAGCTCTGTACTCCCCCGGAGCTAGGTTTCCTAGAGATAATCCAGTATTTTGCGTCACGGGTTCGCTAAAAGTTAACGCAGATAGCACGCCGCCACTATCTGTCTCATCGGCTATCACGGCTGCTGTGCCGTTGGTGCCTGCTGCATCTAGCGCCAGCGCTAGCACGTCAGCGCCGCTAGGCTGTGTTTTTATCCAAAGCCTAACCCCGTACGCCGTTCCAGATAGCGCAGTGTTCTTCACGTAAAAGCATCTGTATTCGACACTACCGTTTAACGCCTCTAGAGCAGAAACGTTATCGTACGTCTGGTTCACCGCGCTAGCTATGGTGATAGTTTCGGTGCGTGTTGCTGTAGGTAGAGAGGCCGTCGTGACCAGTACTACTAGGTAGCCACTAGTGGTCCCTATCGTGTACACACCGTCGCCGGCCAACCCTACACCCGCGAACGTGGCGACGCCGTTAGGCTTCCACATTAGCGTGTTCGTAGGAAAATCGTACTGTAGAGAGCCGGGACCAATAGCGTTACCCATAGCATCGACAATAGCTACGCCGGTAACTGCTACAGGCGTCGTGGCGTTTTGCGACCTGACGCGGTTAGCGGAAGAGGTAGAAATAGCTCCCCCTATAGACTGCGCTTGCGACGTGTTGCTCGCCCCGCCGGAGTACACGAACTGCACATCACCAATACTGATAGCCATTTAGGAGACTCCTATACTATAGAATTTTAGGTTTTCGCCATACGCGGAGGTTACACCAGCTAGTGTACCTCCAGACAGGTAGTTGTAGTACTTTGTTTTGTTTTCGTGGTCCGTATACTCCATAGATACCGCCGCATTCCTGAAGTCGTCTACCCCGTAACCGCCGTTGCGTAGATTTTTTGCAATCGATTGCGTCTGCTCTGTGATAGGTAGTAAGCCGTCGTCTACAGTGTAGTACGTACCGTAATATGCCTCTAGCAGAGACGGTACCGTGTTGGGCCATTTGTCTTGTAGATCCTCGGGAAACGTATAGCTTACATCTTTGTACCCCGCAGTATGTGTGCCTAGTGCATATATAGGGTCCGGATTCTGCGGGTACCCTGCGGGTAGCGGGAGCCTATCGTACAGCCACCCCTGGCCTACCCCTAGCGGGTACCCAGAGGCCGGTATGTTGTCGTCAGGCTTTTTGCGCTCCATGAATACCTTGTAGTCTTTGCCGTTGTCTACAAAATAGTGCTGCTCCGCCTCCACAGTGCGCAATACCACGTCCGCGCCGCCGGTCAGAGTTAAGTCTTCTGCGGCTACCTCTTCTACGTACGTAAGTAAATGCGGTGTACGTACGTCTAGGTGATGCGGGTACGTGTTTAGTTTCCACAAAAAATACAGGTACTGCGCTGCGGTGTCCGGTACTCCAGTTAAAAACTCTTGTCGGCTACCAGATAATCTGCGGTATATCCAGTGCAAGTCCTCGGTGTCGTCTGAGAATTCTAGATATACGCGGTCGTCTACACCTACACGCGCGGACGATATATTCCTAGGAGTCTCTTCCTCACTCGGTGGTAGTTCGTTAAACCCGTCCCCGAAGATGTCCCAGCGATTGCTATCCACATTACGGCTATACTCCTCCGGGTGTGGTGCCGGGTCGGTACCTATATACATATACTGTGCGCGGTATCTGTTTATGTCTGCAACAATATCGATGCGCCGCATGTTGTCCCCTACGTAATCTACACCTATAGTGTACCTACCCTGGCACCTCACTTTCTGCTTCAGGTAGTATATATCCCAAGAGTGCTCAGCTATAGGTTCGTTACTCTCGCTGTACGGGTACCGCGTTTCTACTCGGTACTCTGGTAACTTCTCTACAGACGTGTCTATGGTAGTGCTGTACCCCGCGTAGTTCCTTAGATCAGTGAACGACGCGCTACTATCTATTTTTACTGTAAACAGGTTATACCCGCTGCGCCTTTTCGTGCCTAGCAATGCTCCACGGTCCACGTCTAGGGAGCACTCGCGCACACAGGCGGCTTCCGTCCCAGACTCGTTGAAGAACCACGGGGTAGTGGGTCTGTGCACTTCGCAGGCGGTGCCTTGACTGGAGGTATTTAGGGCCTTGGCCCCAAGTACCTCCCAGCCTTGCGGGTTACTCTCCGCATTGTAAAGTCGCATAGCGGAGGCGCGATACTCGTCGGTGTACTGCGCCCTACGCACCGAACCGCCTAGCGGCCTACGGTACACCATATCCTGTGAGCCGTCCGTGCACACGACAAGCACGTACCACACCTTTTCTGGTGGTGTAGGCCCTGTACCGTCCCACGCGGTAAACGCGGGGTTGGTTTGCTCGGATAGGCACGCACCTAAAACCGGGTAGGGTGCAACGGCGATGCACCTACCTTCGCTATACACGTTGTTGTGGCTCGCGTCAGACCCGTAAAAAAACCCTGGTTCAGTGAAGTATCTAGACTTAGGGCCATGAAACGATACGCGGTACCTACCACGATGCGCGGCTTCGCTATCTTTTACTGGCCCTCGCCAGTCAATCTCTCCGTAGAAGAAATCGCCCGGAGTGTGCACGCAAGACCAAGCGCTAGCCGGGGGTTTTCCGATGAAGCGGTAAGGTTTATCTCCGGACGGCTTTCCCGGTTTTTCCGGCTGTTCACCGGCGGGATCATAGGTCCAACCTTCGGGGGCGGCATCTGATTTTGGGTGCAGGAAGAACCCTTTATATTCGAGGGGCACATAGCGGGTCACTTTACCGTACGGGGATAGCAGGTTGAATCCATATAAATTAGATAAGGTCATGGCTCGATCTTATCCCTTTGCTTGGCAATCGATAGAACCATATCGATTTTTGCTTTCGTGCCTTCGTCAAAAACACTACTGTACTTTGTACCCAAATTTAGCGTTGTCGTGCCCGGCCCATCCTCCGTGAACCACTCGGTGCCGTCGATAGTGACTTTACCTCCCTCTTTCCGTTCTTTATCTTTGGCTTTCGGGTTATTAGTAAAGTCATATACGCGTATTTCCCCGCCGAGATTTGCCATACATATTCGGTACACTACCTCCACTTCTATGTAAGAGGATGCTAGGTCGTCCGGTAGCTCTTTGAATAGCCCCTCATCGGTCGCGTATACAGTTCCTACTACGCGGAAATACTCCTGAAAGTACTCGAACACAGGTAACGACATCCTTAGCTCCTAGTGCGTGATTGCATAGATACTGGACTTAGTTGTATGGAACCCGCCACCTGACCGCTACTTATCACCAGTAGGGTAGCTGCTTTGAATTCCTGTAGCCCCGCATCCCAATCAAAGTCGAAGTCTATACGGTCAAAATCTACACTGTACTCCGCGGTAGCGAAGGCTACAATTTTACGCGGGTGGTTAAACAGGTCGGCAATGCATATCTCTGTGGCGTTGAGCACCCGCGGACGGGGGTTACTGTACGTAGTGCCGTCCGCGTTGTAGGTAACGTCAACTACTCTGTCACCAGGTTTGCGTATGTTTACAAACCGGCCATCCTCCTCAGAGCCGTCCATATTAACAACCTTCAGGATGCGTACTTCTACGTCCCCCGCTGGGACGTACTTCAATGTGGCAATAGCCTCGTTATTGAACAGAATAGCCTCAGAGACATCCGTACTGTCTAGATAGGTGCTTCCTCGCCGCCAAGAACCGCTTGACACCGCTACAGAGCCTATAGACCCTTTAGGGTACACCCGCACGGTTACACTGCAATCTACACGAGGCTCACCGCCATACTCGTAGGATACTAGGCGCGCGGGGTATTCGGGGTCAATCTCTAGGACCAGTTTTGGTAGTTTCTGCTCTGTAGCCGTGTCTTTGAAATCAATTGCAATCTGCGACCACTTACATTCCGGGGGTGACATCTGCAAAGTGGTAAAGTTCTTACCTGTACCATCTATAGCGTACACCATGCCTTCTGAAAAAAATGCGGTTGTATTCTGCTTTAGCGGATCAATAGCATTACCTAGCTCGTCTATAGTCGGTGGTGGCTTGATGGGGCACGCGCCCGCAAACGTGTATATATACAGGCTGTACGGGGCGTTAAACGTGGCGCGAGCTACACAGTAGCAAGGTACAGAAGTAGTGACCGTGCGCCGCGCCGCATCTATAGAGAAAGCTATATTCCCGGCGGCAGCGCCCGTAGCGTCGATAGCCCTACCTACTAGACTTACAGAAATACCCGTAGCCCACGCGGGTAGGCTAGCTACCGGGTTGTCGGGGGTGAAAGTTATCAACTCCTCGGAATCTACGTCAACCCCTGACCCCGCGGAGGTTATAGCGCCAGTGATAGCGAGTACCCTAACATCGCCTATAGACTCAGATTTATACAGCCTCACGTACGTAGAGTTTTCGCAGCTAACGGAGTAGCCCCCTTCGACGCGCGTAGTTGCTGGCCGCTTTCGTTGTGTATCTTTCACTAAGCGTATTGCTGCGCTGCCGCCCGCGGCATCACCGAACGTTACTTGAGTATTTGCATTAAGTGCTCTAGCCATTGCCGGCTCCAAAAGAAAACGCGGCTTTGCAACTGATTGCAAAACCGCGCAAAAGGCATACAAGCAAACAGGTGTTAGGTCGATTCGCCGTCAATACCAACCACTACGCGGTTGCCGGATAGCGAGCTAGCGCCTGCGGGGATAATACGCTTGTACCACACAGGGATCGCCGGTGGCGACGTACGGAAACTAATAGTATTGCCCGCCACGAAGCTGCCACCAAAGCCCGCTGCACGTAGAATAAAAAACGGTTTTCCGTTTGCTGTGTTAATCGGCATAGCATCCGCGGAACGGCTAAAGGTAGAGCCCGATAGCATGGCGGATACCGCAGGGTCATCGCCAGTAACAGTGAAAGACGTAGTAGTCGTAAAGGTTAGCGTCCAGTTCTGGTAAACCCCGCCGATAGAATCCACCTCTACCGGGTTAGTTACGCTGTTATACGTCCCCGCGCCGCTGGTGACGCTAAAGTTCTCAAACGAGCCTTTGAGACTGGATAGCTCATAGACCGACGCAACTTTTGTCACGCTGCTCAGATACGAATGCTGCAACCCGGCAGTCAGGGTTAGCGTTGCGATGTCCCCCGCGTACGATACCCCCGCAGTAGCGATGGTGGCGTACTCTTCGTGCCCTGCGGGGTCATCAACAGAGGACTTGTCCGATACACGAATAATCATCCCCTGTGCGAAGATACCTAGCGACGCACCTTCCGTCTGTACAGTTAGGGAGGTAGCCCCAGAACCAACATCCGCGAAGAGGAATCCACAACCGTAGACCTGCCCAGCGTACGCAGACGCCGCGGTTTGTGTATCCGTGAACGTGCCGGGGAAAATGACCACGCTGTCATCGCCGGGGGTAGGCGTCTCAACAAACACGCGAGGACGAATCATTTCTAGGTCGTCGTCGTTCGCCACCGCGATAAAGACCTTCCGGTATTTCGTAGAGCCTGCGGCGCGTTCCGCCTGCGGCACGTCAGGCCAGATACTGTTCTTCACACCATTGGGGATGGCGATAAACGTCATCCGCCCGCCATTGCTGCTCGTGTCGTTATTAGTCGCGGCTTTACGCCAAACGATGTCGGTATCAGTGATGCTCATGTTATCTCCTAAACGGTTAGCAGTCGAATTTCGACTAGGTAGTAATCGCCGGGTAATTGTACTGTCCTAGGGATGATAGGTACAGCACTGAATGCCGGAGGCTCATAGTGACGAAATACCACACTGAAGCTATCTGCCCCTATCTGTAGCGGGTACACAGTATCGTACGATTCACTTAGCGCCTGCAACGCCTCCACTTGCGAATGGGTAACTATACCAGAGTCTTCCGGGGACACTAATGTAATAGGTTGCCCGCGGTACGTAGGGCCGGCATGCACGATCATCTTACCGCCTAGGGTGCGCTTGACCGCCTGCGCCACAGAAGAGTAGCTTCGCCGGTCCTGCCATATAAGGCCGGTGCGTATCTCTACACCGGCTAGCACAACTGCTGCCATTACGCTCTCCTCAAGTCGTACAACGCTTCTACCAGATTATCGATTTCTGCTCGGCTACCGCGAACTTGCGCACGCTTAGTACCGTTAAGGTTAACATTCAGTGTTACCGAGGACTCGTCGCTACTTTCCCTATTGAAAATATTCTTCACGTCAATAACCGTCCGCGCGGCTGCCGCGGCAGCTTTGCTAACTGAGGTAGGTCTAGGTAGAGTACCTAGGTACCCGCCCGCGTTAAACCCCGGTATAAGACTCGCTATGTTGGTCCCGGTCTTTGCAATCGATTGCAAGAACTTGAAAAAGCCGGGACCGAACATGCGCACAGTGAGCGCATCCACCACGTACTCGCCGTGCGAAAGCCTAGCCAAGATAGAGTCGCTACGGAACCCTCCCGCACCAAACACAGGACCGCCAGAAGCGTATGCGTTAACTTTACCAGACGCCGTACCGCTACCGTCTGTCTTACCTACCGTCAGGCGTATTTCTACTTCTAGCGCTTTTTTGATATCCTGATTCAGCGACTGTAGTAAAGAACTTATGTTCGTCGGCGGTTTAACATCGGGTAGCGTCAAGCTTAGCGCCCCCGTTTCGCGTTTCCACTGTGCCGCAAACTCGCCGGCGGCGTTACTCAGTGCCGCGGGGTCAAAGCGAATACCTGTAGTGTCAGATAGCCCGGCATTGACCTTTTCCCGGAACTGAGAGATTGCTGCCTCCAGCGCGGGGTTGTTTGCTAGCGCGGCTACGATGTTATCCGACATCACAGTACCGACGGTGCCTAGCTCCCGCGCTATACGTTGTATGCCATCAGAAGCCACACGAACCATGTCGTCAGCCGCTTTACGTCCTTCGTCCAGATTCTTAGCCAGCGTCTCATACTGCGTCTGCATAGCTGTGAGCCCTTCTACCTTCATGCCTCCAGCCTGATTAGTCAGCGAAGATATAACCTGCTTTAGCGGCGCTAGTTCCGCTTCGGTAACTACAAGCTTGCCGCCGACAGGCTCAACCGTAGCTAGCTGGTCTAGACTGCCGCGAAGACTCTTAATACGCTCCTCCAACTCCGCGACTTTGCTTTGCTGTACAGGCAGTAGTGCGTCCCGTTGCGCGGGGGTGAGGGCGGACGACTGTAGCTGTGCGTTGATACTTTCGATCTCTTTACGGAGCGCTTCAGCCTCTAGCCTATCCGTAGTGAACCTGGACTTTAAGGTATCCACCTGACGTTCGGCTTTGGCGTACTCCGCTACATCCTTGATTTTCTGTATCTCCACATCGTACCGCTGCTTTACTGCGAATTCAGCACGCTTTGCTTGCTCCTCCGTTATCGCGCCGCCCTGCCGCTGCACGTCAATAAGGTCTAGTTCTTTCTGTTTGCGTAGATCAAGTTCAAACAGCTTTTTCTCGGTGACAGTATCCGATTTTCTGTCCGCAGTTTGCGCAATAGCCGTATCCGTATTTGCCCGCAGTTGCTGGTCTATACCTAAGAAATACGAAATAAGCTCCTCGATATCTCGACGGTTTTGTGCAATCGTTTGCGCAATCTTATTTTTGACTTGCTCCGCGGCGGTAGTAGCTGACTGCGCCCACATACCATACGCGCGGGACATTTCCCTACCAAACACTAGATTAGCCGCTAGGCGATTCTGCTCCTCGATACTCGTATTTACCTTGGCGGTGCCTTTGAACACACCATCTAGCCCGCGATCTGTCTCTTGCAGCATTCCGCCTAGGGCAGAAAAGAAACTCCAGTTGCTGTCCGCCCCCTGGCGCGCAAAAGCCTCGACAAACGTTCTAGCATCCTTACCTGCCAGAGAGATTATCGGTGCGGCTTTAGATATCTGGTCAACAAGCGTACTGTATCGTGCCTTGGCGGTGTCTGCTGCCGCCCCAGCTTTATCAAGCTCCTCTCGTAGAGTCTTGGTCGACTCGCTACTGCTTTCCGTACCTATCGTGGCGATATCTTGCGGGGCCACTTTTTTATTCAGCTCATCGCGGGCGCGTATTGCGTCGTCGTAGGCGCGTTTAGCTACTATAAGCTGCGCCATTAGCTGCTCACCACCAAACAACTCGTTTTGGGCGCTTGCATCAAAACCCGCCAACATTTGCTTCAGTAGGTCTACACGCCCCTTAGTGACTACCGCGGCTTCTTGCTCAAGCCGCCAAGTCTCCACAGCGCGATTGTGCATAGCATCCTGAATACGGGACTGCTCTACAGTAAGTGCAGCTACGCGCTTTTGAATATCTTCGGTGTCCCCGTAAACTTTGGCCTTTATCTCCAAATCTGCCAATTCGCGGGCGATAGCATCACTGCGTGCCATGTCGCCAGAGCCCGCCCCGCCAGCATTTATCTCATCCATTCGCGCAGCTATCGCACGCAACCGCACCTCATAGTCTTGAAGTACTTCCATGCCTTGCAGAAACGCTTCGGTAGGCAGGATTCCGGTATCGTTACCGAATTGCATACTCTTGCCTACGTCTTCCACAAACACACTGATATTGTTTTTGACTTCGGCCAAGCTATCGTAGAACTTCTGCGGGTCCGCGGATATGTCCATGTCTACAGTACCGAACCTTCGTGTAAACCTCTCAGACTCCGCATATAGTTTTTTACGAAGCTGTATAGCGGCGATCACATCCTCTTCCGCTTTCTTCGCTTCCTTCGCCCCGCTGAATGTAGGCAGTTCTAGCCCGGTTAGCTTATTCACCGAAGAAATCACCGAATCAGCGAACTTCTTAATGCTTTCTGTCCAGCCAAACATATCTGCGACCATCTTACCGAGGTCGATAAAGATAAGCACAGAAAGTAGCTTACTGAGCCCCGCCCACAGAAGCCCTGCGCCCTTACCCGCTAGACTAAAGGCGCGGCTTAGCCCGGAAGCCCCGCGTTGCGTAGCTAGCCACGCCGCACTCAGCAACCCGCTCTGGCGGTACACGGATGCGATAGATTGCGTAGCCGCGGCTGCGGCGGGTACTGTAGCCTGTAGCTCCCCTAGACGACCGCGTAGAGCAATCTGCTCTGCTTCTAGCGCCCGCAACTCTTGCTGCATCAATCCGCGGTTCGCCCTGTTGGTAGCGCCTATGGTACGGAAGCGATCCAGCGCTGCTTTATACTCCGCGACCATACGGTCTAGCGCGGCCTTTACCTGTACGCGCTCGCGTTCGATGGCCTGCCCCATCCCCGAGCGCACGCCACCTAGCGCGCGGCCTAGGCTGGCTGCTTCGGTTTTTGCGCGCTTAGCTGCCGCCGTGTCGCCCGCGGCTAGTGCCGCGTTGTACTTTTCTAGCGCTTCCGCTCGCGCAGCTTCAAGCTGGCTCATTCGCGCGTGGTACGCCGCTTCCCTGCTAGCCAAGCCGTCAAGCATGGTTGCACGATTACGTAGAAGGCCATACCGCAGCGTTTCTACTTGATTGGCCGCGGCTGCGTACTGTTGGCTCGCAAGTGCGGCAGTAGCTTGCGCACGATTACTGCGCTCCGCTTGCTGCGCCGCGTTAGCCCATAGCTGGGTTTTCAGCGCGCCGACCTCGGCCTCTACCTCGCGCTCCTGCTGCTTAGTGGCTATGTAGTCCCGCGCCGCTTTCTGCAAACGCGCCATAAGACCTAGCTGCACCACTGTCTCGCCGGTCGCGGGGTCCCGACCTTTCGTGGTGGTAAGCCCTGATAGCCCGCCAAGGCTGCCTAGCGCCTTCGGAATAAGCTTGAGCGTTGCAATCAGTATCAAAAGCTTGCCGATATCGAATATAGTATCCCAATCTACATTTGCGCTACCTAGTAGATCAAGCACTGACGATATCGCGGCAGATAGCTGACGCATGGCGTTTACGCCACTCTCTATAAACTCCGCGAAACCCTCCCTAAAGGAAGAACTGTCTAGCGTATCGCCTAGAGAGCGCAGCGCATCGTTTATCGCAGACAATGCGCGGTCGCCCCCTGCGATGAACACCGCCCTAACTCGGTTTTTGAATATCTCCCACTGCGCTATCGTGCCGGATAGTACGTTCTGCTGTTCGCGTATAGCAGAAGTACCCACTTCCCATTCTGCGTTAGCTTCCCGTAGTAGCGTGCGCAGGCGTGAGGTTTCCCCCTGCTTTAGCTGGTTCTGTATCTTGGTGATAGCCTCAAAGATACGCCCACCGCCGGTTAGCTCCACCTTCGCGGCGGAAGCGACTTCTACAGGTAGGGCATTCAGCTTTTTGGCGAATAGTTCCAGCGCCTTGATCGCATCGGCCTCAATAACCTCTACCCAATCCGCAGTGCTCATACCCATGAAGGCGGCGAAGTCCCCCGCGTCCGCCTTCATATCTGCAAATATCTTGGTGAAGGTAGTACCGGCAGTTTCCGCGGTAAGACCGATATCCATCGCAAGGGCAGATAGCGCCGCCGATTGCGCGTACGTAAGGGAGCCGCCCGCGTCACCGATACGACGCATAACGTCGAACAGTTCTTCTGCGGTAGCCGTCGATACGTTGGATAGCTGGTTGATTACAGCGACAGCCCGCCCGAACTCTGCTTGCGAAAGCTGAAAAATGTTAATCAGCTTACCTAGCGCTGGCGCGGCTACGTCCGCGGACACGTCGAGGGCGGTGACGGCTCTTGCCAACTCTTCCGTAAAGGCTAGCAGGGCGTCGGGGCCTTGCTCCCCGATACCCATCTGGCCGCCCAGCGCGGCGATACGTGCGAGTTCGTTAGCTGCTACGTTAGTTGTTTTAGACAGGTCTATTAGCCCTGTCTTCATCGTAGCTAGCGCTTCGTTAGTGAAGTCAGTGGTTTTCTTGACTTCAATAAGCTGCTGCTGGAAAGTCGCCGCAGCGGCTACGGGGAAGCCGATAGTCGAGACTACCGTTAGGGCGGAGCTTACCGCGCCCACAAAACGAATAACCCCGGACTCAAGGGACTTGAGCACCGGGGATAGATTGTCTACTCCGCGTACTTCTACGCTAAGGGTTTCAGTATTAGCCATCGTCAAGTCCCGCCTGTTCCCATAGTTCCGGCAGGCGGTCTTGAACTTTGAAGTCTTTACCGAACAGTCCGCCTACCGCAGTCATCGTATCTACAATATACCGCAGCCTACGCTCAGCGTCTAGGCGAATTGTCGAAGCCAGTAGCGAGTGGAACTGGTCTAGGTCGTACTCCAATACATCATGCAGTCGATGCCCATTGTTGATAAGAAAAACGATGGATTCGGTGATGTTCGTCTTACGCCCGCCGCCCCTACGCTTTAGGCTTCTTGCGCGAGCCGCTTTTGCTGGATCGCTAGGTGCGGGATGATCCTTTCCGTAAAAAAACGCTTGTTGTACCCCGCGATCTCCATGATGATAATCATGAAGTCGTCAAAGTCCGTGTCGGCAAGCTCCTCGGCGGTCAAGCTACACATGCACGCGGCAACCTCTGTAGTAGGGGTAACGCGCTTTGCAATCGATTTCAATAGTGCGGACTGGTCGATGCTTAGCGACATCAGTTCCTGCGTGTTCGCGGGGACTGTGCCTCCTAGCGCCACGCGGATATCCCCGAGAAGGTCTGCTAGAAAGTTCGCAATGCGCTCGAAGTCTTTGACTTTCGGTTTCTTGATAATTACTGAACGGCCATCGGATAGCGTGATGACGTGCGGGGTGCTCGGGATTGCGCTCATTTCTTCCTCCATTACCTAGAAAAAAGGCCCCCGAAGGGGCCTATACCTGCTAGCCTATCAGGCCGCGACGTTGCGTTGCACAAAGAACCTAGAGCCGTTGCCCGTAATGAACGGGTCTGCTAGCAGCGAGCCGGTGATATCGACCGACGCTAGTTCCTCGTTAATTAGCCCGTAACCCGTGAGCGGGTCGAACTGGCAGCGGTAAAGATCGACAATAACGATGGAGTCGTCCACCGTGTTCAGGCCCTCGAAACGTAGGTAACGTTCGTTGGCGTTGGATTGCGTGAACGCATCCAGTCGAGTGTAGCCGCCGTAGGTGTAGTCCACGGTAACTGCCGCGCCCTCGGTAGCGTTGGTGGTAGCGGTATCCGGCCAGACAATCGCGCCGTTTTTTGCGTCAAGGGTATAGTCGGTACCAGCCACCAGCGGAGTGACGCCCGCAGTGATCGTGACTGCCGAGACATCCGGGTGTGCTAGCGCCGAGCGCTTGCCTAGATACACTTTGTGTGCCTCGTCGGACACCGTAGCGCCAGTGATCGCGGAAGTGGAACCCATAAGACCCAGCGCAAGGTTCTCTAGGGTGATCGACTCGATCTTGAACGTGAATTTACCCTTGCGTTCCTTGTTGATAATTAGGTCGAGACCTCGCGCGCCAGTCTCAGACTCTTTATGCTCGAAGTTGGAGACTTCGATGTCTAGCGACAGTTCCGGGACGTTGCCGATTCGAGTAAAACCTTCCGGCTTACCCGTAGTACTATTGCGCACCGCGGCGTACAGGCTGCCCTGCCCAGAGTAGTAGTAGTTGGTTAGTGCCATTTGCTTCTCCTTGACTTAATTGTTGGTAGCGCCCAGTTTAACTACGTTAGTACGCCACACCTGACTGTAGAAAATCAGTCCATCAGATGATACGTCGTCTTCGGGTTTTTCGCCAGCCCAAACCCACGGTCGATTGTTTACGCCTTTGTACCCCTCCAAAGTCTCGCGTATCTCATCCAGTAAATTCATACCGACAGGTTTGGTGTCGTCCTGCCCCGCGAAAATGTACTGGATACCTATGATGACACTAAACTGGAAAGTAATCAGTCGCGCGTTGCCGGATTTGAAATCGCTTGCAACTCCCTGATTCGCCTGCACAGGTATCGCGCCGTCGTAGGTAATACCTACTACTGGCGGCATCTGCATCGTTGTCTTGTGCTTCAGGTCTTCCAAGTCAAAGATAGAAAACGCCCCTTCAGCAAACGCGGGGAGCCCAGATACTAGTGTCTGTAGCTCAGTCTGTAGCTGCTCTATGCGTCTATCCATTAAGCCTCCCGTACCATGCGCTTCACTAATCGAGCTACCGCTTCGCGATATGATCGCACATCGTTATACGCCAAATCCATGAACGGTCTTGCCGGTATACGGTAGTTACCGTAATGCTGTATACGTCCGTAGAATGCGGCTTCGTCGTCATCGATACCTATGCGGAAGCCCAGGCCGGTACTCGTAGTGAACAGCCCCGCGTTGGACCCGCTGACTTCACCGAAAGACCTGTACAACGTACCTGAGTCCACTAACTTCTTCTCTGGATTGGAAGACCCCTTCCAGCGCTTGTTGTATATCGTTTTTTTAGCGAGTGCCGGCCACGAAGACCCGTAAGCGTCTACTTCCGCCATAAACCTCGCGCGCATACGCCTAATTAGTAGCTGTTTAGCAGGCCCATCGTTGAATACGTCGGGGAGCTTACTGCTTATCCTACGTAGCCTACTTACGAGCCTTTGGTGCCCGGAAACGTTCATTATATGTACTCAGTAGATGTCGGGAACTCTACCGCCATACGTGGACGCTCTAGCGGGGCAGCCTGCACTTGCAAAAAATTAAAAATAGGTTTTGATACTCTGTTCCCCACTTTCGGGTCTCGGTTAGCAGGTACGCTAGGGAGGGTGTTCTGGTGTAAGACCGCTGCGGTAATTGCTACCGCCTTTAGCGTATCCGGTATAGGGTCTAGCTCCGCGAAACCACTTGTGTACTCGACGGACACACTCGCCGCACCAAACACCGCCTGTACATACAGGAAGACCAGACCTTTCACATAATCAATGCGATAGTCTGTACCGCGCACAAGCGGCAACCCAGCGGATGTTACTACTTCGCTACCGTCAACAACGAAACCGCGCGTGAGGGACAAGGTGTACGTAGGGGTTGTACCGCCCTCGGTAGGGCCTAGGTAGTCGAAGTAATCCACTACCTGCACCCTATCGAGTTTGGTGTCCAGTACCTGCTCCACTACGGGGAGAGATAGATCGAGGGCCTGCGCCGCGTTGGCTAGAGCGGACGCGCTCTGCATTACCCCCATAGTGGCGAGTACTTCTTCCGGTGTCGCTAGTCGCATAGTCAATCTACTTCTCCCCGCACTGGATTACCCGGTACTCACTCAGCCTTGCGGCGGGTGCGCGCTGCTTTCGGCTTCTCTTCCGCGTCAGCCGACATATCATCGCCGTCGCGTTCAGCCGGCACCTCTTCCACAACCTCGTCGTCGTCCTCTTCCTGAACAACCGCGTCACCCTTGACTTTGACGAATAGCCGTTTGGTAGTGCCCGCGGCGTCCACGTACGTAAGGTCATCCATACCCGCGGCCTCTTCTGGGGTAACCCACACCGTTTGCCCTTTTTCGACAGGCTCGGGGCCGGTAGCCACGGACATATAGCGCTGCGCGCCGACTAGCTTACGTTGAACCTTATCAGACATGGTTTTCTCCTACCGTTTGAAATTGATTGCAAGCCTAGTTACGGCTTCTTGTACCAGAAAACGATGAGTTGGTTAGTGGCCCCGGTCGAACGGATACCACCAGTGTCGCTGCCCCCGGTGAGCGTAGCCCCGGACACCGTGAAAGTAGTGCCAGTCTCCGCTAGTGTGATTGCGTTACCTGCGGCACCTTCAGTAGCGGCGCGGACGGTCACAACGTTGCTGGACACCGTAGCAGAAACCGTAGGGCTGTTCTGGCACGCTGCCCACTGGTTGATCTTCGCTGCGAGGTTGGTAGCCGTAGCCGCCGCGGACGCACCGATAGTGACTTTGGTGTAGTCCTGATCTTCGCTAGGTAGCGTAGATAGCGTGAAGAGACGGCCAGCGATAGTAACCGTGTCGTTAGCTACCATGGTACCGACAGTGACCGTACCGCTGGCGGTCAAGTTGTCGATGCTAACCGTGCCGGTAACGTCAGTGATGGTACCGGCGTTGTTGTTGAGAACGGATAGCACGGTATCCGTGTTACGGATAGCGGCTAGAGCGATCTTGGTGTTCGCGGCTGCGCCCGTGAGCAAAGCGACGCGCAGGTTTTGTAGCTCACCAATCTGTCTAGCTGCGCTACCCGCGCCCGTACCGTGCATTCCGGTACCGCCGCGGCCTAGTTGGGTGTTGACTTCCAGAGGCATGTGAATCTCCTAAAGCGTAAGGGGGCTTTCGCCCCCTATGGGTTAGATATTGAGGTACTTAACCGCGGCGTTCGGGTCTTCGACTTGCAGAGCAACGCGTGCCGTCAGGACAATGATGAACTCGCGCGAACGGATATCGCGGTCAGTCTCGACGCGGATGTCACGCTGGATACCGAAAATCAGGTTCTGCATGAAAGTGAAGAAGCCTTGGTTGCCGGAACCGACGGCTGCGAGCATCGGGGCCGCATCCACCGGAACCCCGTAAGCGTTGATCGGCTGCTGCGAGGTCAGCATGGAGTCGCCGTAGCCGGTTGCGCGTTGCGCGACAACATCACGATACTTGATAGTGTTGGCAACCGACACAACATGCCGCATCTGCGCGAGGTTGCGTAGATACTTTTGCGGCATAGCCAACATACCGTTCTTGAACAGGGTCGGGGTGATACCCGCACTAGCGTTGTTGACCACGTTAGCGGTCATGCGCTTCAGCCAGCCATCGTGCAGGGCTAGGTAGGCGTCGCCAGAGGCGCTATCCGCAGCTAGCGCCAACTCTTCCAGGTCGATAGCCGCGCGCTCGGCGATGAGGCGCATGATGTGCGACTCTAGCGACTGGCCTTCGATGTTGTCTTCGAAGATTTCGTACGGCAGGCGGATTTCCGCGATGACCTCTTCGGTGCTCATTTCGATTTGCGAAGTAGTCGGAGCGGCGCGGTCGGCTTTCAGCACGTAGCGGTCGTTGCTGCCGTCGTCATTGGCGCTACCGGAAGTACGGGCGGCACGAAGGATACGGCTGGCGAAACCGACGCGGTTGATTTTGCGGCGCGGCGCGGACATACGAACCACGCGCGATTGGCGTAGGATGGTCGGCTGCTCCAGCACCATATCGATAAACTGGTTAGCCTGCTCCGCGTCCAGAAGACCGCCGTTGGCGTTCAAGTCCGCGATAGCTAGATCAGCACGCTGTAGAAGGGTTTGATTCGATTGGGGCATTGTAGTATCTCCTAGAGGTTACTTCATGTTTTGGCTGAACAGGCCATCGAAAATGTCGCGCTTTTGCTTCTTCGGCTCATCCGTAGCAGCAGGCGCGGTGTCGTCGTTGTCCGAGCGAACGTGGGTAGTGGACTCCACCGAATCGACACGCTTAGTGACCGCCGTAACGGTCTCGTTAAGCGTAGCGAGCGAGCGGGTGATTGCCTCAAGAGAAGCCAGCACCGCGCTATCGTTCTGATTAGCGGCAGGCTCCGGGGCAGAGCGCTCTTGGGTTTCAGTCACCGGCTTGGCGGCGATAGCCGCGGCGACCGCCTCTTGAATCATGGCTTGGGCATCAGCGCGGGTAAGGTACTCCGGCTTGTCTTCCGTGGGGGAGGTAGTACCCGGCTGATTTTGGTCGGCTTTGACAGGCATTGTTTGTTGCTCCTTCTCTTTGATGGATCGGTTAACTAAAACTACACCAGCAGGTAGGCCGTCGAGTAGATTACCTAGGTAAAGCGCAAACTGTGCCGCCGCGCGGTAGATAAGTTCTTTACGTGCAGCTACTGGTAGCTGACTGTAGAACATAATGTTATACACCACGTCCTGCAAGCGGTAAATAGCCTCGCTGGATAGATTGCAGAACTCCACATCAGCTAACGCGGCAGCAAAATCTAGCTGACCCCAGCCCCACGAACCGTAGGCAGCTTCGGAGACTACTACCGCGATGGTTTGCGGTATGTCGTCTTCCTCCGCTCGCCTAACCGACACGACAACGCCGGGTTCTAGCTCCACCTTACCGACTGTACCGGAAACCTCACCTAGACTGCGGGCGAATACGTACTGCGTGTCAGTATTGTCGATGCGGCCTTGCGCAGTGTCAATATCTTTTTGCGCGAGGTACTCGGTTACGTCCGCCTCGGAGCGAAAAACCTCTTTATCGAACGTGATTGCAATCAATTGCAATCCGGCTTCTTGTGCTCTGGTAGGGCGTTCATCGGTGCGCAGCATGGTGACTTTGCGCCCACCCCCAAGGTTAACTTCGATAGTAGGGGCGGTAGGCTCCTCGTAATCTGCGCGGCGCAGTAGTACCCGCGTTTCTTCCTCTACCACCTCATAACCTTCGATGCCGAAGTCTTTTGCCACGCTATCCACGTCTTCGCGTGCGGTACCTGCGGGGAAGCTTATGTACAGAAATGCGCTATGCGCCTCACTACGTACGCGACGCACTCTGCGTACGGGTACTGACACTTCCTCGCCCTTGTCGTTACGCACTACGCGGAAGCCGACTTGGTTTGCGGGCTTACCCACCAAGCTAAGCGCAATAGGCTCCGCCAAAGACGCTACGGATACCTCTTTGACTTTCTTCACTTTACTCATCTTTTAGTACCTCCATCAAGATTGTGTACCTATGCACATGCCCTTCGGACTCATCCGTAACCGTATGCGAGGTTATCGTGTGCGAGTGACCGCCGTTCTCCGAAGTACCCCCCGCGATAGGCCGATTGTCATCATTCACCCATATAGCAAATGTATGTGTATGCCCGTCCGTAACGTCGGGCTCGGTAGTACCCGTACGGTAGTTATCGTCTTCGTACTCTAGCACAGCAGTAATGGTAGATACTAGCGCTTCGTACGAATACCCGTTGATTTCCCCTGAAAGAATCTGCGACCATAAATCGTCATCTTCGACACGCATACCTACGACCCAAGACCCTTCCACAAAAGTTGGGTCCCCTGCGCGGGCGATGAAGGACTCGACTACGTAGATGCCTCTGTCGCGCACGTCCTCCCCGTCATGGTTCACGTCGATAATGAACCCCCGCTTCATGAAGGCGTACGCCGCCTCTACGATCTCCTTACGAGTCCAGTAATCGTTATACACGTTGGGTGCGTCAGGTACTAGAACCTCCGCCAATACCACGCGTTCCCACTCATCATCATCACGTACGTATAGTGTAGGCTGGTAGGTCATGCTCACTCCTGCCCGTGTTCGGGGGGGCGAAAACCGATGTCGCCACCGTCTTCAATGTCTTTAGTTTCCTCGGTTTTTATACCCTGCTCATCGTGCGTTTTCTGTGCGGTATTGCGGAGTGTAAGCGCGATGGGCTGATCCATCCACGGCTCCCAGCCTTCCTCCCCCGGCTCAGGGTAGAACGCTATTTCAGTGCGCAACGCGCTAGCTGCGGCTTTTTGTGCACTGCGCGGAGTGAGAGCGCCCATGACGTTAAGCGCGGTTAGTGCTTTCAGTAGCGTCTCCGGGTTTGTGATCGACGGGTTTTTGCTGCGAAGCTTTACCGTCTTCAGCCCTAGACCGTAGCGTCCGTTGATAACCGTTTTGTTATAGACCTCATCGTAGGCCCCGCGCTCGGGGGCATACACCTGCGACTCCGCTACGAACATACTGGTGTTAGCGGTAGCGAAGTTGACATCCTGCGAAAGCCCAAGCACTACGGGCGGTAGCCGGAAAGAGGATCGGATTTTCTCCTGATTACCGTCATCGTACCCCTTAAATAGCGCGTCACTCGGGCGGGAGTCAGTAAGTTTATCAATCTTGAGGCTTACACTACCCTTGCCGTCCAGAGACTCCACCTCCGGTACGGCCTCTACTAGCAGAATCTGGTTCTGCCGTTCTTTACCGACGCCTTGAGAGTTGAGTAGTTTTTTCAGGGATACAAAAGACTCTCGGGTTAGCCGCCCACCAGATACCGAGAGGATCATAGGCGGTACAGTATTCTCTTCAAAATACCGTAGATTTACCTCCTCGGCCTCGCGCGACCCCAGAATGGCGGGAATCTGGTTGGCCCACCGCGGAACCCCGTACTGGTCCGGAGAGTTAAACCGGAAATGTATAAGTTCCGTAGCTTCCCTGCCTTTCGGTACGCGGTACCCGTCCCGCTCAAACCGGCCAGTGGTCGAGTCTAGCTTTCTAGGGTCGCCAAACTCTTTGAAGTACACAGAAGCACCGCCGACCGTCTGTACAAAAATGCGGTACTTCCGTATTTCTCGTACAAGAGACACCCGCGGGCCGCGCGCCACATCGTACTTAACAGATACCGGCTCCGGGTCTTTTGGGCAAAGTCTGACAGTATGGCTATGTATATGGCGAAGAATCGAGGGCCTGGATTTCTGGTCGCGTACCACCTCGACAAAGGCGAAGCCTACGGACTCCTTGTTATTTACTACTTTAGCGTGCAGCTCCGCGAGGCTTTCGTCAGAATTAGGGCTCTCTATGAACGACTCAAGCAGTTCTTTTTCCGCGGAGTCCATAGGGACATCCGGGTGTGCACGCACTACCTCAAAACCGCTACGGCCCACATTAGTAACCATAGCATCGATACATTGAGGCAGTATGTTACTGATAGACAGCATGTATAGAAGTTTGCTTATGTCAAACGGCGGGGCTATGGTAGTAACACCCCCCGCTATCGCTGAGCCGTATGTCTCGTCTAGCTGATTTGACATATCTGCGCGGCGCTCTCGGGACACCGTTATGGCACGAGCGCTAACGCTGACCCCCGGCTCCTCGCTACGCTTACGACGAATTCTTCGTTCCATCAGACACCCCCCCGACGCGTAGGCGTATACACATAGCCCCGCTCCCGTAGTACCTCATTTATGCATACACGTACAGTATCGCTCTCCTGCGTATACATACGCACGATCCACCCGCCTTTACCTTCAGATATAAGCTCTATCAGGCAACGCCCTGCGAGTGCTGCCTTGCACTCATCGCGGAGTGCCCCCGCTTCGGTATCCGGTGCAGCCTTGTACGCATTAGGCGTATCTACGCCAAATAATCTTGCGCGCACGCGCTTAAAAAGCCCATCTACGCCAAGATTTACTAAAAGAATATAGTCATCAGCGGAGTGTACTTCTTCGACCTTTGCGCAGAACGTTTTAACGATTTCCCCATCCATAGTATCACTCGTCTTGTGAGTTATAAGCGATACAGAATATAGTGCCGGGGGGAGTAAAACGCAACAGAATTTAGTATGGGCAATAAAAAACCCGGCATATAGCCGGGTTGCAATCGATTTCAAACAAATATAGTGGGTGATTTGTCGTGCGATACCTTGGACCGATTTACTTAGCTGCGTATGTCTCCCCTCGTGCGCGGATGTCCCTTGCACAGCTTCCCGCAACGAGCTGGTATTCGTACTCGTCAGCGATTTCAGCGCATGCCTCGCGCTCCGCGGATGCGACTAGTGCGGCAAAGCGGCGCTGTTTGTCGATGGTCTGCTCGCGCTCCGGGCCACTTGCCAGCGGAATCCAGATGCCGCACTGCAGGGCGAGTTCAATGATGTCGTCGCGGGTCATGGCTTGGCCTCCGGTTCAACCGGCACAAGTTTCCAGCCGCCGTTCACGGCAGGGTCGGTCGCAACATCGACATGAAAGCCGATGAGGTTGTCGAGCTTGGCTTTTGCCTGCTCGTATGTGTCATTCTCGTTTGCCACGCCAATATGCGCGACAACGAGAGCCTCATCAATAGCACGTAGCCAACCATCTGGCACGCTCGGCGTGGGTTGTACCGGCACGTACCCATCTACGCCGTAAGTACCAATGACGCCGAGCATGTGCCGACCTTTCGGAAGGGTTGCGAGCTCTTCATCCGTCAGGTCCGTTCCGATGTCCATGTACCCACCTGTCCCGAGGTCGAGATACGCGACCGCGTTCGGCGAGGGCTGTGCGCCAGCGGCGAGGAAGAGGGGAGAGTCGAACCGGCGTGACTGATTCATCCCTAATGCCTCAACAACTGTCTTTGTCTCGTCAGTTGCGGCCCAAGCAACCGGCTCCTGCTGCTCCATTTCTGTGATCTTGGCGCGCAGGGCGTCGCGCTCGTTCGCTACGGCGTTTAGCTCTGAGCCAAGCGCATCGATTACCCGTTCCTTCAAGGCTACGTCGTTCTCAGCCGCTTCGAGGCGGTCGAGAAGTTCGGAGATTGCTGCGGGGTTGGCGGCGGCGATCAGGCGGGCGTTCGCTTCTTGCTGCGGTCCATAACCGCCGTCTGCTTTTGTTGGTCCGCAGGCTGCGACCTCCTGAATTAGCCCGCCGTCAATTCGCGCTTCGACATATCGCGTCAGCTTGCCTGTGGCATACCACGGCCCCGGCGTTGCTGCTTGCGCTAGTCGGCGCAGCTCGTTGATGTCGATTGTCATTTTGAGAACTCCTTCTTCACGGTTTCGAGTACCTGTGCGGCGATGCTCAGGTGGGCTTTGTCTTTCGCCCGCTTCACCATCTCATCAATGTCACGTTTGACTTGCTGCTGGAACATGGCCTCATACACCTGCTTCACAACGTACTCGTGGCGGGGCACCTTCTCTCCGTAACTGCTGCCTGTGCGGCCGTCGCTTCCCACCTTCTCAGTGAGAAAGGTCTCCGCCTTCTTGGCTAGCACGCCCATGACTGTGGTTGGCTCCCCTACAGGGCTGCCGAACACGTCCATCGGTTGGAACACGCGAGTCACGACATCGGCGAGGATCTCATTGACCTTGGCTTCGATGGCCTTGGTCATGAGCTTGTCGAACTCTTGGCGGTGCTCATAGCTCAGGCGCTCCACATACTGGGCTGCCGCCCGCTCCACGATCTCTTCAAGGACGCGGGCCTGGCAGTAGCTCAGCGTTACTTCGATCTTGTCGGTCATTACGACTCTCCTTCAGTGGGTGGATGCAGC